ATATCAATAGATACAAAACAAACACCAACAAGTGAAGCAGCACATGTATCAATACAAACAAGTACATACGGAATAAATACAGGTGGAACAGTTTATAGAATGGATGATGTTCCAATTAGTTTAAGACCTGCTTTTGATTCACCATTTCCAAGTGATGAAGAAGTATTAACAAAACTTAGAAAAAAAGTAAGAGAGTTAAAAAATGGCAAGTGACCAAAATCAATATCTAGGTAATCCAAACCTAAAGAAAGCTAATGTTCCTGTAGAATTTACAAAGGAACAAATAGAAGAATACCAAAAGTGTATGGAAGACCCTGTATACTTTATACAAGAGTATATGAAAATCGTATCTCTTGATGAGGGTCTTGTACCATTTGAAATGTATGACTTTCAACAAAACATGGTACGAACATTCCACGATAATCGTTTTACCATATGTAAACTTCCTAGACAGTCTGGTAAGTCAACAACAATTATTGCATACTTACTACATTATGTTTTGTTTAATCAAAATGTAAATGTGGCTATACTTGCAAACAAGTCATCTACTGCNAGAGATATATTAGGTAGACTACAATTAGGATATGAGAATTTACCCAAGTGGTTACAACAAGGAGTTGTATCATGGAACAAAGGAAGTTTAGATTTAGAGAATGGTTCAAGTATACTTGCCGCTTCAACATCTGCAAGTGCAATTCGAGGTGGTTCTTATAACATTATATTCCTTGATGAGTTTGCATATGTACCAACATCATTAGCAGAAGAATTCTTTAGTTCTGTATATCCTACAATATCATCTGGTAAATCTACAAAGGTAATGATAGTATCTACCCCACATGGTATGAATATGTTTTATAAACTATGGACAGATGCACAAAGTAAAAAGAATGATTACATACCAGTAGAAGTACATTGGTCAGAAGTGCCTGGCAGAGATGAAGTGTGGAAAGAAGAAACAATCAGAAACACATCTCAATCTCAATTTAACTCAGAGTTTGAATGTGAGTTCTTAGGTTCTATTGATACACTAATCGCACCACACAAATTAAAAGTAATGCCTTATGTTGACCCAATACAATCTCATGCTGATTTAGATATCTTTGAAAAACCAGACCCAAAGAAAACTTATTTTCTTACTGCTGATGTTTCACGAGGAACATCAAACGATTACTCAGCATTTTTAGTGATGGATGTAACAGAAATGCCATACAGAGTGGTTGCAAAGTATAGAAACAATGAAGTTAAACCTTTAATATTTCCACAAAAAATACACGAAGTTGCAAAAGCATACAACGAATGTTTTGTATTAGTTGAGGTAAATGATATAGGAGAACAGGTTGCAAACGCATTACAGTATGATTTAGAGTATGATAATTTAGTCATGGCATCTATGCGAGGTCGTGCTGGACAAATACTAGGGGCAGGATTCTCTGGTGGTAAAGCACAACTAGGGGTTAGAACNACNAAAGCAGTNAAAAGAGTGGGATGTTCAAATTTAAAACAATTAGTAGAATCAGATAAAATATTAATACCAGATTATGATATTATGAGTGAGTTATCTACATTTATAGTAAAAGGTTCTTCATGGCAAGCAGATGATGGTTGTACAGATGATTTGGTTGCGTGTTTGTTTATATTTGCATGGGCAGTTGACCAACAATACTTTAAAGAACTAACTGACAATGATATTCGAGAAAGAATGTATAGAGAACAAAAAGACCAACTAGAACAAGACATGGCTCCTTTTGGATTTATCGACAATGGAATAGATGAACCAGAAGTAGAAATTGATGAATACGGAACTAGGTGGACTACAGTTGTTAGAGACCATAAAACAGATTGGTAGTTATAAAAATGTTGGGTCTAACAAATCGTTTTCTATTTTAATCAAACAGTTAGAACAAACTATCTTTGAAGAATCTATTAGTCTTCTCACAGTCTTTCTACTAGTATCATTCATACCAACTCTTTTAATAGTCTTACGAATCTCTTTATCGTGAGGATAGAACTTCAAACAAGCTATTTCTGATTCATCACAATGCATACATTTAGTATTTACTAAATACTGGTTCAAAGAAGAAACTCTTTTACGATAATTTCTTTTCGTAACCTCTTTAATGGTTTCTTTGTATTTTTTATAATGACTATTTGACATAATATTATTTATATGTTTTCTAACATATAAAAAGACAAACTGTAATGTAAGTTTTTTATAAATAAATGAAAGACAAAGAAATACACAATAGGAGTATGACATGGCGTTTTTAGTATCACCAGGCGTACAAGTAAATGAAATCGACTTAACTAATGTAGTACCTGCCGTTGCAACAAGTATTGGTGCAATCGCTGGGGCATTTGAAAAAGGCCCAGTATCAACAATAGTTAATATTTCTAGTGAAGAAGAACTAGTAGAAATATTTGGTAAACCAACAACAACTGGTAATCAGTTCGAGACATTTTTTAGTGCCGCAAATTTTTTAAGATATGGAGATTCATTAAAGGTAGTCAGAGCAGAAAGTGGCATATTAAATGCTGGTGCAAACTCTGGAATACTAATTAGAGATGATGACCATTACCAAGCAAGTTTTGCTGCTGGAGAAGGTTCTCATGGAGAGTGGACAGCAAGAACAGCAGGAACACATGGTAACTCATTAAGAGTTGAAATATGTCCAAGTGCAACTGCATACGAACAAGATTTAAGTACAAATAACTTAGTTAATGGTGCTGGTGCAGTTGGCGATACAACAATAACTGTTGATGACGCTGATGCTTCAGGTTATGCATTTAATGTGGGTGATTTAATATCATTCTATTCAGATACATCAAATGTTGTATCAATAGATGACTTCAACGAATATCAAGTAGTATCAATTTCAGGTGAAGTATTAACAATTAGATTAAAAGATGACCCTAATGGTGCTGGTCTACAAAGTATAATAGCAGACGATTCTAAAATTAAAAGAAGATGGAAGTATGCTGATTTATTCTCAGGTGCTCCAGGCACATCAGACTATAATACAAACAATGGTCGTGGTACAGGTGATGAACTACATGTAGTCGTTGCTGATGCTGATGGTAAAATAACAGGATACGATACAGATACAGCAGGAAACAGAACAAGGGCAGTTATAGAAACATTTGGTTTCATGTCTAAGAACTCATCTGCAAAATCACCACAAGGTGATAGTATCTATTATCCAGATGTAATTTTTCAAAAATCACAATTCATTTATTGGACAGACCATATTTCTGCTGGTAGTAACTGGGGAACAGATACTGCAACAGCATATACAGCTGTTATACCAACAACAATAGATACTCTAACAGGTGGAACAGATGACTATTCCACTACTGCTGGAGAGATTGAAGTTGCGTATGATAAGTTTAAAGACACAGAATCAGAAGATATCAATTTAGTTATCGGTGGTTCATCAAGTTTAGTTGCAGATACTGCTGCTGCTCATGATACTCATGTTACAATGATTACAAACTTAGTAGAAGGTAGAAAAGATTGTGTTGGATTTGTTTCACCATATCGTTCTGCTACAGTCGGTGTTACAACATCATCTAAACAGGCAAGTAATGTAAGAGTTGCTTTTGATTTATGTCCAAGTTCATCTTACATGGTATTCGATAGTGGATACATGTACATGTATGACAAGTACAATGATGTTTATAGATTCGTACCATTAAACAGTTCAACTGCTGGACTATGTGCAAACACAGATAATGTTGCTGATGCATGGTTCTCACCTGCTGGATTTAACAGAGGTAATGTTAGAGGTGCAATTAAATTATCCTTTAACCCTGACAAATCAGATAGAGATGTTCTCTATCAAGCAAGAGTTAACCCTGTTGTTAATTTCCCAGGCCAAGGCGTAGTTTTATTTGGTGATAAGACTGCTCAAACAAAACCAAGTGCATTTGACAGAATTAATGTCAGAAGATTGTTCTTAGTATTAGAAAAAGCAATTGCAACTGCTGCTAAGTTCCAACTCTTTGAATTCAATGATGAGTTCACAAGGGCACAATTTAGAAGTTTAATTGAACCTTTCTTACGAGATGTTCAAGGTCGTAGAGGTATTACAGACTTTTTAGTCAAGTGTGATGCATCAAACAATACAGGAAGTGTTGTAGATAGAAACGAATTTGTTGCAGATATATTTGTTAAACCTGCTCGTTCTATTAACTTCATCACATTAAACTTTGTCGCAACTCGTACAGGGGTGGCATTTTCTGAGGTAGGAGGCTAACATGGCACAAATAGACGACTTTAAAGCAAATTTAATTGGTGGCGGTCAAAGAGTTAACCAATTTCGTGTAACAATTACACCACCACCTGGCATTGCAATCGGATTAGATGTAAGAAGAACTTCTTTTCTATGTACTGCAACTACATTACCAAATATAACACTAGGTGAAATTGCTCTCAAATACAGAGGTAGAAGTATTATGATGGCTGGAGATAGAGATACTACAGGTGATTGGACTACTACTTTTTTCATGGACACAGACTTCATGATTATGAACGCACTACAAAGATGGTCAAATGGTATCAATGATTTTGATACTAA